AAAGGTGCTGCTGGTATGATAAAAAGAAAAATGTATAAGAAGATGAAAAAAGCTATGATTGATAGAAAGAAGATTGCCAAAGCAAGAACTATCAAAAGAGGTGAAGCATCAAGAGTAAAAGCAGCTAGAGCATCATATTTTGGAAGAAAGAAATGACATCAATAGTCACAAAAAAAGAAACAATTACTCAAAAAAGATTCAGTAAAACAGTCCCTGATGCTCCATTAGGTAACAAAATTATGGTAAGAAAGAATATCAGAAAAAAAGTTGTTAAAAGATGGTATTCTAAAAATAATATTACTAATGCAGATTTGATGGCAATGGCTGAACATCATAATTGCATGAACGGTGATGAAATTCTATGGAACAAACTAAGTGGGGTAAATGCCGAGTAATCATTATCTAGGTAATCCTAAATTAAAATCTGCTAACGTTCCAGTAGAGTTCACAGAAGAGCAGTTAGCAGAATATATAAAATGTCAATCTGATCCTATTCACTTCATTAAGAAATTTGTAAAGATTATACACGTTGATAAGGGTTTAGTTCCTTTTGACTTATACCCTTTTCAAGAAAAAATGGTAGATAAATTTCACAATAATAGATTTGTGATATGTAAGATGCCTAGACAGTCAGGTAAATCTACTACCATTATATCTTTCTTTTTACATTATATTCTTTTTAATGAGAATGTTCAGGTTGGTATTTTAGCTAACAAAGGCTCATTAGCAAGAGAATTGTTAGATAGACTTAAACTGTCATATGAAAATTTACCTATGTGGTTACAGCAGGGTATCACTGCTTGGAATAAAGGTAATATAGAATTAGAGAATGGATCTAAAGTGTTAGCAGCAGCTACATCATCTTCTGCTGTTAGAGGATCTTCATTCAATATTATTTTCTTAGACGAGTTTGCTCACGTACCTAAAGAATTAGCAGAAGAATTTTTTACTTCTGTATATCCTACCATTTCTTCTGGACAAACTACTAAAGTTTTTATAGTATCTACGCCGTTAGGATTAAATCAATTCTATAAGATGTGGATAGATGCAGAAGAAAATAGAAGTAATTATATTCCTATTGATGTACATTGGTCTGAAATACCTGGAAGGGATGATGCTTGGAAACAAGAAACTATCCGTAATACCAGTGAAAGACAATTCTCACAGGAATTCGATACTGAGTTTATTGGAAGTACACAAACCTTAATATCTGGATCTAAATTAAGATCTATGCCATTTAAGACTCCAATACATTCTCAGGATAACATAGATATTTTTGAACAACCTATCCCAAAGCATATGTATACAATTATTGTAGATACAGCTAGAGGACAAGGTTTAGATTATTCAGCATTTACAGTTATAGATTCAACTCAAGTTCCATATAAGCTTGTAGCAAAATATAGAGATGATCAAATATCACCTTTATTATATCCTAACGTTATATGGAAAGTAGCTAAACATTATAATGAAGCTTATGTTCTAGTAGAAGTAAATGATATAGGAGAGCAGGTAGCTACTACTATACATCAGGAACTAGAATATGAGAACATGTTAATGATGACTTGGAAAGGTAGAGGAGGTCAACAGCTTGGTGGAGGCTTTGGAAAGAACTCTCAATGGGGAGTAAGAACTACCAAACAAGTTAAAAGATTAGGTTGTGCTACATTAAAAACACTTATTGAAGATGATAAGTTAATAATTACAGACTATGACGTAATATATGAACTTACATCATTCTCAGCTAGAAAAGAATCATACGAAGCTGAGGAAGGACATCATGATGATTTAGTTATTACGTTGGTAATCTTTGCGTGGTTAACTAACCAAGAATACTTTAAAGAATTAACAAATATAGACTTACGTGAAAAGATGTTTGCAGATAAGATGAGAGAAATTGAAGAAAGTTATTTACCTTTTGGGATTATAGATGACGGACTAGGTGAAGAAGAAATTGTTGATGATACAGGTCAGAGATGGCAAGTTGAAAGAATAGATAGAATGTTAGAAGAGCAAGGACGTCATAGTTTCTTTTAAAACCGGTTTATTTATAAATAATCTCAGTAACTAATAATACATGAACTCAATGATTTATAGGAGAAGAAGATGGCATTTACAGTAAGTCCAGGAGTAGTTACTCGTGAAATAGATCTGACTACTATCGTTCCTGAGACTGGAACAACTGCAGGTGCTTTTGCTGGGGCTTTCCGCTGGGGACCCGTTGATAAGATTGTTAATGTAAGTAGTGAAGATTTACTAGTAGAAAATTTCCAGAAGCCTGACTCTTCAACATATCTATCTTTTTTCACAGCGGCGAACTTCTTAGCCTACGGTCAAAATTTAAATGTTGTTCGAGTAGCAAATTCATCAGCATTAAACGCTACGACAGATTCAGCTAATACTGTCTTAATTAAAAGCGATGAAACCTATTACAACACATACTATTCAGAGTTTGGAGGATCACCATCTAACGATTTTGGTGTTTTTGCAGCTAAGTATGCAGGTGAATTAGGTAATTCAATTAAAGTATCTATATGCGGTTCAGACATCGCATCAGCTAACCTAACAGGGACATCAACAATTGCATTTGATGGAGATGAAGGAACAGTAACCGGAACAAGTACCCTGTTTACAAAAGAACTTCAAGTTAATGATCAACTTAAAAACTTAAGTTCCAGTGTTTATTACGTAGTATCAGCTATTGCATCAGATACATCTATGACTGTTAGGTCTAGTTCAAATACTGATGTAAGTTCTGGTGTATCCATGCAGAGAATGAAATCATCCCACTTCCAAGAAAGCTCGACAGAAGTTATGGGGACAGTTCAAGTTTCAGACTCAGCTAGAAAAGTAATGACTGGAACAGGTACTTATTTCGATCTTCAATTAAATGTAGGTGATATTGTTACTATTGGTGGAGAAAGACATAAAGTAGCTTCCATTACAAGTAATACAAGTGCTACATTAGAAACAGCATTATCACCAAGTAACGGAGGTATTACTGCATCAGTTTCATATTCAAGGGAATGGGAATTTTCTAATAACTTTGATTATGCTCCACTCACATCTGACTTTGCAGTTAGAAGAGGTGTTACACAAGACGAAGTTCATGTAATTGTAGTAGACGAAGATGGCGAATGGACAGGAGTTAAAGGAACAGTATTAGAAACATTTCCTGCTCTATCCGTTGCTTCAGATGCTAAGTCAGAGGACGGTACTGCCCTCTATTATAAAGAAGCCATTAATAGGCAATCAAAATATATCTGGTGGATGAAACATCCAACTGCAGGAGCAGCTTCGACTGGTCCTAATACAGCAGCTTGGGGTGCATCAGCTAATTCATCACTAAAGCCTGCTTTTACTGCTAATAGAATTAACTTTAGCACAAGTATGACAGGTGGAGCAGATGGACAAACGTTAACAGATGCAGATAAGATCTTAGGATATGATAAATTTAAATCTTCTGAAGATATTGACATTTCTCTTATCCTTGGTTGTGATTCTAGCTCAACAGTAGTAAGTTACTTAATTAGTAACATTGCTGAAGTAAGAAAAGATTGTATGGTATTCTGTTCTCCAGAACAATCAGACGTAGTAAATAATGACGGTGCTGAAACCGGAGCAATCATTGATTATAGAAATGCACTTAGCTCTACTTCATATGCTGTTATTGATTCTGGATGGAAGTATCAGTATGACAAATACAATGATACTTTTAGATATATTCCTCTAAATGCTGATACTGCTGGATTAGTAGTAAGAACTACTTTAGAAAGAGATTTCTTTTTCTCACCAGCTGGCTTTAATAGAGGTCAAGTTAAGAATGTTGCAAGACTTGCATGGAATCCTAATAAGACTGAAAGAGATTTACTTTACAAAAATGGAATTAATCCAGTTGTATCTTTCTCAGGTCAGGGAACAATTCTATTTGGAGATAAGACATTATTAGCTAAGCCTTCAGCTTTTGATAGAATTAACGTAAGAAGACTTTTCATTACTTTAGAAAAATCAATTTCTGCTTTTGCTCAATTCTCAATGTTTGAGTTCAATGATGATTTTACAAGATCATCTTTTGTATCAGCTGTAGAACCTTTCCTCAGAGATATTCAAGGAAGAGGTGGTATAACTGACTTTGCTGTAGTTTGTGACGAATCAAACAATACTCAAGAAGTTATTGACAGAAATGAGTTTATTGGAAGTATTTTCATTAAACCTACTAAGTCTATTAACTTCATCTTGCTCAACTTTGTTGCAGTAAGAAGTGGTGTAGAGTTTGACGAAGTCGTTAATGTTGTATAAATAAAGTAGTATACAAATAACAGACAAGGATTTACAAAATGGCATTCCAAGTAGATGGGACAAATAGTTTCATATCGAAACTAACATCGGGAGGAGCTAGAGCAACCCTTTTCGAGGTAGACATGACTCTGAAAGGGGATGCATCTTCATCCGGATCACAAACTGAATTTAAATTTATGTGCAAAGGTGTGCAAATTCCTGCTAATGCTTTAGGTATTACTACAGTAAATTATTTTGGACGTGCAGTAAAAATCCCAGGTAATAGAACTTTTGAGGATCTCACAACAACTATCATCAATGATGAAGGTTACCCAATTAGAAACCAATTAGAAAACTGGATGGGTAAACTAAACTCTCATAATGGTAATGTTAGAGATAAGTCGTTCGTTCA